GCATGTCCGATCATCTTACCTTCCGCGAGCCGACGGCGGAGGACATCGAGATGGCCGGCTGTCCGGTCATCATCGATGCCGACAGCCGCGGCGAGCCGAAGGTTCTGTTCGACGAGCAGAAGATGAACGCGATGTTTGCGCGGCTGTCGGGCCTTCCGCTGCCCTTCATTCGGCTGATGCGGGCGAGCGACTGGACCAACTGCGCCTGGGCCATCGCCCCTTTTTTCGTGCCGGGGGTGAGGACGTAACCCTGCGCTGCTACGAGCTCGCAAAGTTCTACGGCACCGATCCGGAAGTGTTTTTGAAAAAGCCGATCTCCACCATCGCGCGTGCTGTTCGGCGGACCGAAAAGCTGATCGCGAACGTCGAGAAAGCAGCTAGGGACCGATAGGCATGGCCCAGGAGGAAGTGCTGCGCATGGTCGCCGCGGCGCGCGATAATGCGTCCGGTCCGCTGCGCAAGGTGGAAGCCGCGCTGCGCGGGCTCGGCAAGCACGGCAAGGAACAGTCGAAGGAGCTCCGCGAGAGTTTCAAGACCGTCCATGAACAATTCAAGAAGGTAGGCGAGGTCGCGAAGGAGAGCGTTTCCCCGGCGATCGAGGCGATCGGAGTCTCGAGCCTCAGCGCTGTGGGCGCGGTTGCCGCACTTGTTGCTGGGCTGAAGAGCTTTGTCGAGCAGGGCGATGACGTCGCAGCTTTCGGGCGCAAGGTGCAGTTGACCACGAACACCATCCGCGGGCTGCAGGGCGTCGCCGACAAATTCCATGTCGACCCGGCGGCGATCCGCCAGGGCGAGCAGAGTTTTACCGACGCGATGTTCCAGATCCGCCGCCGGCGTGGCGAGGTCTATGCGCATCTGCTGGCGCAGCGCCGCGATCTCGCGACCGAGCTCTCGGGGACGCCGGAGACGACGGAGGGTAACGAGAAGGCGCTGAAGAGCTTCCTGAAGGCGCTGGAGGACGTCAAGCGTGTCCATGGCGAACCGACCGCGCGGGCATTCTCCAAGGAAGTGTTCGGGACCGATGCCTTCGTCGACCTGTTGCGCAAGGGCAATGCCGGGCTTGAAGAGGCAATCAAGCTGACGCTGAAGCTCCGCGGCAGTATCGATACCGACGCTTCGGAAAAATGGGTTGAGAACTGGTCGGATTTCAAGGCGACAATCGAGGGCGTGCGCAACACGGTCGGCAACGATCTGCTGCCGCAGCTCACCGAACTGGCAAAACAGGGCGAGGAGTTCTTCTCGGAACATAAGGCCGAGATCGGTCGCAATATTGCGGACGCGGTCCGTGAGATCGGCACCGCGCTTCACGGTGTGAATGAGGGCGTGCAAGCCGCTGGCGGCTGGAAAGTCGTATTCGAAGGACTGGCGGCGCTTAAGCTCCTCTCTCTCGCAGGCAATATCACGAAAGTGGTTCGGGCCCTCGGCGGTTTGGTGGCTTTGGGCTCGCCGCCGGCATGGGTAATGGCAATGCTTGCAGTTCCTGCGGCGGGAGCCGTGGCAACCGCCGGTCAGGTCAGCCATCTCAATCCGGCGGCACGCAAGGAGCTATATCAGGATCCTATGCTCGCCGCGATGAATCCCGACCTGGCCATGGGCGCCGCGATCATGGATTTGCAGAACCGCAATTCAGGAAGGCAGCAGTTTGCCGGCTATCTTAGGGGGCATCATTCGGCCGGCGCGTCCGATGCCGCCAAGATCATCCAGGGTCTGCGCGATCGCGGGCTCAACGCACAACACGCCGCCATCTTGGCCGGCAACATCGAACAGGAAAGCGGATTCGATCCGACCCGACCGAACATCGCCGAAGGCGGCATCGGGCTGATCCAATGGCGCAAGGAACGCCGCGCCGCTCTTCAGGCGCTCGCGGCACAGCGTAACAAGCTCGAGACCGACGCCGGCGTGCAGCTCGACTTCATGATGAAGGAATTGAACGAGACGCCGCAGGGCCGGGCCTTCCTCGCGGCGCAATCGCCGGAAGAGATGAACCGGGCGCTGCGCTCGCACATCCGCTACGGCGACAATTCGGAAGGACGACGCCTTGCCAACGGACTGGCGCTGCTGCCGCAAGCCGAGCGAACGCAACCGGGCTCGCTGCTCGCCTCGGCAAGCAAGAACGGACTGATGGGCGGCGGCAAGTCGGAAGTGACCGGCAGCGCCTCGCTGACGGTCGACGTGAACGCGCCGCGCGGCACCAAGGTGCGGACCGAGGCGGACGGTTTGTTCACCAGGGTCGACGTGAACCGGGGCCTCACGATGCTGCACGCCAGCGAGCAAGGTTGAGATGGCATTTCCGGCAAAATGGCAGACCCAGCTGGTGCCCGCCAGCTTCAAGGGCGTGGCGTTCAAGGTCGAGGAGGGCGGCCGCACCGGCGGCCGTCGCGTCGCGCCGTTCGAGTTTCCGAAAGCCAATACGCCCTACGCCGAGGATATGGGGCGCGCGGCAAAGCGCTGGCAGATCACGGGCTATGTTATCGGCGATGATTATATCGCCGAGCGCGACGCGCTCATGGATGCCTGCGATTCCGACGGGCCCGGCATTCTGATCCATCCGAGTTTCGGCTCGATGAACGTGATGTGCGGCCCGGTATCGAGCCACGAGAGCCGGACGCGAGGCGGCATCTGCGTGATCGAGATGTCGTTCTTCGAGGCGGGCCAGGCGCCGAGCGCGACCGTCACCGACGATACGCAAGGGCTGATTTCGACGCAGGCCGATGCCACCGGAGATGCGGCCAGCGCCGCGCTCGATGCCGGGCTTGACGCGGCCTTCGCCGCGGCCGCCACGGTCGCCGATATCGCCGAAGGCGTGGGCGTGCTGGCATCGCTCCTGAAATCCTTGAGCGGCAGCGTGTCGGGCCAGACCGGCAGCGCCGGGAGTTCGTTCTTCCTTGCGATCGGCGATCTGCTCGCCGGCGGCGAAGCGGATTTGAGAAGCTCAACGCTCGGCCCGCCGTTGCTGAACGTGTTCGAACTGGCGACCATGGCGGGCGCGACGCTATCGGGGATGGATAGCGTCATCGCCGTGATGCAATCGTCCGGCCCGAAGGGTGCCATCGGGGTCGCGATCGTCAATGCCGCGATCAACATGGCGCTGGTCGAGCAGGCGCGCATCTTTGCCAACACGACATTCACGAGCTCGAACGACGTTTCGGCGGCGATCGCGCGCAACAACACCAATTTCTCCAGCGCGGAAGAGACCATCGCCGACAGCGGCGACGTCGGCACCTATCAGGCGCTGGTTTCGCTGCACGCGTCCGTCACGCGCGATCTGATCAACCGGTCGCTGCAGCTGCCGAGCCTGGTGACCTACAGCGTTCCGCGCTCGCTGCCGTCGCTGACATTGGCTTGGCGGCTCTATGCGGATTCGACCCGTGCGGACGAACTGGTGGCTGAGAACAAGGTGATCCATCCTGCATTTTGCCCTTCCAGCGGCATGGCGCTGTCGTCCTGATGCCGAATGCTTCGGAGACCGCGATCCTGAACGTGGCCGGCCGGGCCTATTCCGGCTGGACCTCGGTGATGGTGCGAAGGGTCTATGGCGGGGCGTGTTCGGATTTCGAGTTCACGGCGGCTGAGCCGCTCGATACCGGTTCGACGGACTTTTCCGACTGGCGCATCAGCCCGGGCGACAAGTGCACCATCACGTTGGCGGGCATCCTCGCGTTCACCGGCTATGTGTTCGTGCGGCAGGGATCGTTCAATGCGACCCAGCATGGATTGATGGTAATGGGACGCAGCTTGACCGCGGACGCGGTCGATTCCTCGGCGCCGGTCAACGGCGGTCAGTACAAGGGTTATACGTTCCAGGCGCTGGCCCAGGCGCTGGCTCAACAAGCCGGCGTCAACCTGATGATCAAGGGATCGTCTCCGGATCTGTCGCGACCGTTTCCGCAGTTCTCGATCGCCTATGGTGAGACCGTGTTCAACGCGGTGGAGCGGCTGGCGCGGCTTCGCGGGTTGCACATCACGGATGACGCCAATGGCAACTGGATTGCGGATGCGTTCGATCCAAAGGCGTCCAACCAGGGGCAGCTTGTCGAGGGCATCAATCTGCTCGAGGCGCGCGCC